ATCTCGCCGCTGCCGTTGCTGTAGAAAACTTTGTGGTTGCCTGCCGTGTGGGAGGCTGACGTTAAAGCGTGAGCAGCAGGCGCATCTCCGACAATCATCAACTCGCCGCTTCGATCTGGGAGGTCGTAGGTGCGGTTGGCGGTGAGGTTTGCGTTGGCATCAAATGTCGCCGTCTGCCCGCCGTCACCATCACGGATGACCAAAGTGTTTTTAATGTTGGGCAGGGCCAGCGGGACATTTGCCTGTATGTATCCCTCGCCAGCGCCAACGCCAATGCCGACATATTGATTGTTTTGATTAAAATAAAACGAATTGGCTTGATTGCCCGTGGTGTTGTAAACGGCGAAGCCTACGTCACTGCCATTGCCGCCAACACCGTTAATACGAATGACCTCGCCGTTGGCTGGTGCGGTGAGCGTGATCTTGGCAAAATTTACCTCGTCCTGTGTCCCAAGGTCTTGATTAATGTTTTTGAACGGATCGCTGCCACCAGCAACGCCGCCAGAAAGCGTGATGGACGTTCCGCTGCTTGGAGCTTGCTCACCGCCAGAAATAAGCGTGGCTTGATTAGAAGGATTGGCAGAGTTCCATGCGTTAAGAACATCTGTAATAGTTCCGCCTCCGCCCGTAAGAACAATTTCCTCACCATTGTCAGGGATTTGTGTGCCGTCTCCACTTACAAGCTCCACGCTGCCATCGCCGTCAATGGCATCTTGAATTGTAGTCGCCCCATCAAAAACCAAAGTAACATTGCCGCTTGACCCAAAATAAAGAGACCGAATGGTGACATTGGTTGTCATGCCCGCGACTTGACCAGTAAATGTGCCCTTGGTTCCTCCGCTGAAGGAAAGCGTAATGCTATTGCCTGCTGTTCCTGCCGTGTTGGCGCGGATGAAGGCTTCACTGGTCATTCCCGCTACTTGACCGCTATACTGCGCTGTAGTGCTCGCCGCATGGCTTGCGGCATGGGCGGTCGGGGTGCGGGAGTCGCCAGAGTCGTCGAGGGTGATGTTTTTATCGGGGAGGCTGACGACACGATTCTGCCCGGCGGTGATGCCGGAGAGTTGGAATTGGGCGGTCTTGGTGGCGTCGCCGTTGTCGTAGAGCGTGAAGTTGGCGTCGGAGAAAACGTCAGGGAAGATCCCGGCGTAGGTGTAGTCCGCATCCCTGCTGCTGCCGCCGGTCGCGGTGCGGATGTAGATGCCTGCTGGCTTGCGGCCGGTGAGCCAAGATCCCGAGGCGCTGCGCACCAGCCATGCGGTGTTGAGCGCAGCCGTGCCGTCGAGCGGCAGGTCGTTGTAGGTGGCCACCTCGCCGTCGATGTAGCTAGATCCGCCTCCACCAGAGCCGGTCTGGTCGAAGTTGCCGCTAAATGGATTGAACTTGAAGGGCATTAGGACTTCGTGACGGTGGCGATGTCGGCGTCATCGGCGGACGGCGTGCCGCCAACATAGGTGAAATTTAATGTGGCAACGGTGGTGCCGCTGGCCCCGCCTTCTTTGTAGACAACGGAGGAGATGTTATTGGTCGCGCCGACATAGCTGACGCTGATGTAGTCGTGCTGCGGGATGTTGAGGCCCGGAAGGTTGCGGACTGCGACATTAGGAAAAGCTGCCATAGATTATGCCGCTGGTTGCGGCCCTCCGAGTTGTTGCTCCTGCGCCATCTGCTGGAGCGCCGGCTGCGCGCCGACCCTGCCGATGACGGCGTTTTGCTGCTGCTGAAGCTGGAAGGTGAATGCCTGCATGCGCGCATCAAGCATGCGGCGGAAGATTTCATCCTGCTGATAACGCTGAGAGACGGCCGGATTCGACTGAATGATTTGCTGTAGCGTCTGCAAGCGGACTTGCGCGTTTTGTCCGCCCTCTTTCAACGGAGGCTCGGTGCCGGCAGCGATCTTGGCGAAGGCGCTTTGCTCGTCTTCGATCTCGGCCTGCGTGGCGGCGCCGATGTCTTGCACCAGCATGGACGCCATGTTGGGGTCCACCGCTTGGAACATATATTTTATGAGGCCGACTCGGTCGATGACGCCGAACGAATCCATTGGAACGAGGATCTTGGCGAGGTAGTCGAGTTTTGCGCCGAGGGCTTCTGCATCGAGGAGGCGCGCGTCGAATTCGGCTGTGATGTCGAAGCGACCGCGGATGTCTTGCGGGCTCGCTGCAAACGGCAGTGCGTTGCCAGTCACGCGCGCGACCTCCTCGGGAGTCATGTATTGCTGCGCGAGCGCCATCGTTTGGATGACGCAGAGTTTCATGTCCAAGAGCCAACCATCGATCAGTTCTTGGGTGTGCAGCATGGAAAGCTGGGGCGCCACGCCATCAGCCATACGGCCGAAGTATGTGTTAACGTCGAGGCGCGTGGCGTTTTCGACTTCAATGCTGCCTTGGTCAAAGCGCGGCGGCTCCATCCATGAGACTTCGCCTTGGCGTCTTTCGGGAATCTGCATGCCGGGTCCGAGCACTAGATCGAACTTTCCGCGGTTGGCCGGCACGCGCACCGGCGGCAGGATGCTGATGGACGCGCGGTCTACGCGGAAGTCGCGCTGCACCTTGATTTCTTCCTGCGCCGTCTGGACGATCTCGGGGATGCCGCGGGACTCAAGCAGCGGGCGCGTGGTGCGCTCGCGGCTTAGTTCTACGAACGGATAGAGCTGATGCTCGTAGGGCATGATCTCGTGGATCGCTGCTGCATCGGTGATGGCGTAATTCAAGACGGTTCGGGTGACCTTGGTCGCCTTGGTGCGCTCGTCGTGCTCTTTGCGGTAGACGTGCCAGATCTCAATGAGGTCGCGGCGCTGCTCGTAGAGGAATTGGTCGCTGCGGTGGATGTTGAGCGAGACGCGGCGCATGTCGCCTTTGTGCTTGATGGCGCGCTCTACCCAGTCCTTGTCCCAGTCCTCGATGGCGGCGCGCTCGCGCAGCTCGACTTCGTTGAGCAGCTCCCGGCGGGCGACAAAGCTGGCGCGCTGCAGGCTGTCTGTCTGGATGGGGAAAATTATGTCCTCCCAAGGCTCCAAGGCGGTCCACTGAGGACGGCTTTCAAAAATGTAAGGCACTTCCCACTCGACAACGCCTTTCTCGCGGAACTGGCGGACTTTGGTCGTGTTGCCTAACTCAGGGATGACTTCGCCGAGGAGCTGCGCGGCCAGCTCTTCCTGCTCCGGGTCAAGCACGACCTCAAGGAGCGCCTGCAGGTTGGGGTCTTGGGTCTCCTGCAGCATGGCCATGGCTTCGTCCATGCTGAAGCTCTTGATCTCGATGCGGGTGGTGGTCTGCCAATCGACAGCCATGATGGCGAGTCCGTAGGTCTCGCGGATCTCCGCGGCGAGGCGCACTTCGCGACGAAGGTCGTCCAGCGAATTATTGATGAGCCATTTGAGGATGGTCTCGGCGGCGTTGCGCTTGTCGATGTCGCCGGCTTCGACCGGCTGGACTTGGACGCGAGCCTTGAAAAATGCGTTTGTTAAGGCAATGACCCGCTCGCGAATGATCGACTCGGAAAGAAAAATTTTTGAGTCACTACTATTTTCAAACGGAAAAACTTGGCGACCGTAAGCGGAGGAATGTTTGCGGCCATCTTCAGATTGCCCTGGCCAGATACAGTAGCGGGTGTTCCAGTTGCGCAGCTTGCGCGAGATGTAGGAGCTGCCATCGGCGTCCGCCTGGTCGATGTCGCCGATGATCTCGGTGATTTTGGTGCGGTCGGGTTTCTTCACTTAGATCAGGACGGTGGTCTTGCGCGGGGTGTAGTTGACGGCGACTTCGGGGTTGCGCTTCTTGAACCAGTCGCGGAAGGAGCGGTCGGCCCAGCAGCCGTCACCGAGCTTTTGCTTCCATGCGAAATAAGCCTCTGCCGGAACGTCCATGACGTGCTGGCCGAGGCCATCGACTGTGCAATGTTCGATCTGGTCGTTGAGCTGCTTGGCCTTCTGGGCCTCGACGGCAGCGAGCACTTGGCGCGCTGACCATCCGGTGAGCAGCTCTTCCTTGACGAGCTGCGCCAACTCGTCGTCCATATCGCCGACCAGATCGGCGAAGATTTCTGCTGACATCCTAACTTCGGCGCCGCCAGACAAGAAAGCTGACGGCGCTGAATGTTAAGACGCTTAGATCGCCGAGAGCTTGGTGATGCTCAGGTAAACAGAAAGTTCACCGGCATCAATATCGACAAGCGACTTGGCAGCCATGGACTCGACCAAGAGGTCAACCGTGTCGGCCGAGGTGTAAGCGTACGCCGTAGTGTTGGCGTGCGACTTGTAGTAGACCTCGGTGCCGTTGTCGTTGACTTGGGTCGCCGTGACGAAGCGGTCAGTGTCTCCACCGTCGCCGAGCTGGACCTGCGTGTCGTTGAGGGCCGTGTCCGAGAGATCCTCAAACGGAGTTACCAACTTGATGGCAGCCTTCTCGACAACGTCGCCGGCGGCAACGGACAGCAGCTCAAGGGTCTGGTCAGCGTCCGCGGTCGTGACCGTGAGGTCGCTGTGCGTGACGATGGCCTTATGGGAAAAGCCAGTGCTGGCTTTGGTTTCGATGGGCAATTCAAACAGTTGCATCTGATTTATTCTCCTTCGTTAATTGTTGGACTAGGAAGTCGCAGCGAACTTGCCCATGGCTTTCGGGCTGTAGCAAGCGAGCGACACAATGCAATCGATGAGCCCACGCGGGCCACCACCCATGTCCTCAAGCTCTTGGAAGCGAGGACGACGGCCATAACGCAGTGCGATATGGTCGGCGTTGAGGATGTAACCGCGAGCGAACTTCTCGTTGTCGGTAGCAACCGTGTTGGCCAAAAGAAGGCTGGGCACGATTTCAACGGTCGAGAAGTCACCCTCGTAGAACGAGACATGGCTGACCAAGCGGCCAGCTTCGGCGTTCTGCGTGGTCTGACGCAGATTGAAGACGTTGCTGGTGCTGTTGACCGTGAAGCGGGTGAAGTTGGTGATAGCCTTCTTCAAGCGAGGGCCGACAACGGCGACCAAGCGGTCGGTCGTTCCGGTCTCTTCGTAGATTGACTGGAGCACGTCCTGCAGCTTCGACTCGGTGAGGGAAGCGGTGGCCGTGTTGTCGATGCTGGCGCTCGGGATGAGCTGCGAGGCAGGAACCGGGAGGTCGCTCTGCGCCGTGGCTTTGATCCACTCGCCGAGGCCGCGGGTTTTTTAGGCCACGCTGCCGGAACCTTCGACGGAGTCGTTGTCCGAGCTGATGGTCGCCTCGATGTCGCGCTTGAGTTCGGTGATGGCGCGAGCGGTGCCGCGGGCCATTTCCTTTTTCTTACCAACGCCGGCCACATCCTGGATGTTGGCCTGGAAGTCGGACACCTTGATGGTGCGGCGGAACTTCTGCGCGCGGGCGCTCAGGAGGACACGGTTTTTGGTCGGGTC